GCACAAACTACCGGCACATTCTACCCTATATTTGTAAATGGTAACATTACAGGTAACTATGCTCACGCAGCAAATAGTGGTTTCTCGGCTAATATTGCTAATGGTGCGTTGATAGCAACTACCTTTGTTGGTGCTTTGAGTGGAGCAGCTACTAGCGCAACTACTGCGGGTACTGTCACCACTGCTGCACAACCCAATATTACTTCAGTAGGGACACTGTCTAGTTTATCAGTAACCGGTAATACTACTTCCGGCAACTTAATTGGTGTACACGCTAATGGCACCTCAAATGTTGGTATACCAGCAGTTAATGGTAATGTAAACATCAGCTCCGCAGGTAATGCAAACATCATAGTAGTAACTGGTACTGGTGCTAACGTCACAGGTACGCTTAATGTATCAGGGACAGTATTGCTCACTACATTAACGACAGGCGCCAATATTACTGCAGGAAGCATAACGGGCAACTGGTCATTAACTGCTGGGTCGAGATTAAATGCTACATACGCTGACTTAGCAGAGTATTATACTGCTGACGCACCTTATGCGGCTGGTACAGTGTTAGAGTTCGGCGGCCTGGAAGAAGTTACCATAGCCGAAGACTCCACTGCTAGAGTTGCCGGGGTAGTATCTACAAATCCTGCTTATGCTATGAATTCACAATGTGTAGGTGAGCACGTGGTTGCTATTGCGTTACAAGGTAGAGTTCCTTGCAAGGTGCGAGGATCAATTCGTAAAGGCGATATGCTTATATCAGGTGGTAATGGGTTTGCAAGACCAGCGTCTTCGCCCATTATGGGCAGTGTGATTGGAAAGGCGTTAGTAGACTTCACCGGTGAAGGCATAATTGAAGTTGCCGTCGGTAGATTATAATAATAAATAGAATATAGGAATAATAAAATGGCATCATACGCATATACAGCAAACAGCGCAACCCCATCAGTCTCTGCAAACATAGCCACAGATAAAATAAGAATTGCAACTTCTAATGCGGCAATTCAATACACAACAAGTTACCCTAATGTTGCAGCGACCGGCACTGTAACGTGTGCCACAACTAGCCCAAATGTTACTGGGTCGGGTACGTTGTTTACAACTGAATTAGCAGTAGGCTACTGGTTAGGTAATACTGCGGGTAATTCAGTAGGAATTGTTTCAACAATAGTAGATAATACACATTTAACATTAACGGCAAATGCCGCAGTAGCTATTGCTGGCGCAAATACTAGATACAATCCATATGGGGTAGCATATACAGTAGCAACTGCTAATAGTCAACTGGTTCCGCCAAACACAATACTTAATAGTGTTATAGTTGGTCAAGGTAATATTGTATCTTATCTAAGTGCAGCCAGCGCAAATACATTATTCACTATTACTGAATTAGGAGCTACTCATCTTAATACCGGTACAACGGGTGTTAACGCTACTCCGGCAACAGGTGGACCTACTTCTTAAAATATACGTTTTTATATAAATACATAATATACTCTCATTCGGGGAGTTTATGCAGTACCCACTGCGTAGTGAAATGGAACTCACAACAACTCAAAGGAAAATCAAATGGGACGTCCTCTAAAAATTGCTAAAGCGCAAGCTATCTTAACATTAACCGATACTGATGCTGCCGGAGATTATGTTACTGTCAGTCAGAATCTTAGTCAGCCTACCGTAGATAATCCAGAGTATGCAGGCGTTATTGCCGGCATGCCATTCGTACCGGCCTCATCAATCGGTGGTTTAGTTGGTGGAACAACGTATTGGGTGCTAAAGGTATTAAGTATTAATACATTTACAGTATCTTCAACACCATTAAATGCAAATCCAACATCTACGCCGGTCAACTTGTCTGCAGCCGGCCCTGTTACAGTATCATTGACAGTCGGGGTAGTTGATAGTGGATTCAACAACCCAACCGGATCTGCTAATACATACAGCGTGGTCGGCGGAAATACCGGTATTTATGGTCCGCAGGTCTTAACCCGTGTCTCGATTGGGCAGTCTGGAACTGGTACAATATATGCGTCTACTGGTAGTGCATTAGTATTCGGAGATGCCAATACTAATTTTGATGGTGACTTGCCAGCAGATACTTCACTTCAAGTAGGTACAGCTAATATTAATGGCACATCTACTGATTACTCAACTGTTGGTTTTGTCGCATCTACCGGTAACATAGATGTGACCGTAGCAAATACTGTTGTAACAGGCAATATCATTGGTGTGTCATCAGCGGATGCTACTGATTTAACCGTTAACAAACCAGTTCAGTTTATTGCTAACATCGGTACTTTAGCAGCAGGAACAACTTATTTTGTTAAGAATATTGCAAATGCTGATGCATTTACAGTGTCAACCTCAATAGGTGGACCGGAAGTTCAAATGTCTGCAAATACAGCAGCGACTACCGCAAGACAACAGGTTGCATATTTGGCAGGCCCAGCATCATTAGTAAATGCAGTTGGATTACCTTATATATATGCCACAAATGAAGCAGGTTTCATTGTTCGTCAAAAAGGTAAACAGAAGTATCTAGTAACTGGTGCAACTACTGGATTGACAGCTCAATGCTTCATGGCCAACGTTGCCGCGAACACTGCATTAACAGCAAACACCATGCGCGTTATTGCGACTTATGCTAACTCAGCTACGCAGAATATTCAAAGCTTGTCTGACCACACTGGTGAGTTGTTTACTGCTACATCTGGCCCAATTGCTACAGGTAATATTGTATTTGGTAATGCGACACCCATATTCGCTACATTCAATACAGCAATTGCTGCTAACGCAGCGAACGCGCAGCCTTATCCGATTGTAACAATCGCTAACGCATAAAAAGTATTATGTCGGCCGTTAGAGTAGTACAATCTCAAGATCCAGTAACAGACGTAGCCGTCCTTCAAGTCCAAGTGCAAAACATCGAAGATAGAGTAGGTGAAATTAAACAGGACTTGAAGGATATGAATTCCTCTAGTATAAAACGTACCGAAGATACTCACGCTATTTTGAAAGAAATGAAGGACGTAAGTACTAGCGCCCATAAATCAATGGCTGAAAAGATATTATCATTGGAAAAATGGAGATGGATGATGATGGGGGCAGGCATCGTGATCGGAAGTCTCGGCTTCGACACGATAGCAAAATTGCTGAAATAACAAAAAGAGACTTAGGTCTCTTTTTTTGTAAGTATCTTTAGCTTTGCTTGAACTACATCAAAATTCACAGTGTTGAACAAGCCTGGATGCAATGGTTTGGGATACTGGTTATCGCCTACCCAAGCATACCCACAATGCTCATCATTTAATATGGGAACAAATTCTTTCTCGACTCGGCAAAAGAAGGTGTGGTATGTAAAATCGTGATTTACAAACTTTTGGATGGGTACTAACTTTAACTCTTTAGGGAAGTATCCGATTTCTTCATTGCATTCCCTTTCTATCCCCTCTAATAACGTCTCATCACCTTCTATTTTACCACCGGGTATTCCCCAGTTATTAGGATTTTTAGCGTCAGTACGCATGAGATATAGATATCGATTGGTAGCAGTAGAGTGAAAAAATACCCCGGCGGCGGTATGGGTCATTGATTAGATAACGATTGAATAGTCGCCGGCAGCATAAAACCCATCTACTGATTTCATCCACGTATCATCGATAAATCGATATTGAATGGCAGTCGTAAGATTGGTAACATATTCTACAGTGGTTGTCTCATTAGCAGCAAAAGATACAAACCATTCGCCTGCCACAGAATCATACTCGATAATATCATTAGAATACGCAACTAAATTCCCCCACGCTACAGTTGTCGTGGTGTCAGACCCGATATCTTCAACAATAATATAACGTGTGCCATTAATAGCAGCCGGCAATCCTGCGTTAGGACCAGTTAATAACGGGTTCACTACACTATCAACCGGTTCAAGTGTATTTTGTGGCAAGGTCTCGGCGTCAATGTTATATATTAAAAATCTGTCGTCTAACGGATCAGGTACAATAGTACCAACTATCTCAGTATCCATATATGGATTTTGTAACCAGATTTGTGAAATGCCCGGCCGTAACGTACCATATACGTTTAATAAACTAGACCAATATAAACTTGTATTAGGTGCAGGTGGGTCAGTTAGCGTGGTATTTGGTGGATCGAAGGCAGCATCAGCGGGCAATAACTGTAACGAATTTCCTACTAATAATAATTTATACCCATACGGTGTAATTTTTTGTCTAGTGCCCAACAACAGGTCTTCATCCTGTATATCCTGTAGCGCAGTCCCTTGAAATATTGAAGCAATAATCTTTTCAATAACGCCCATCTTTTTAAGTTTCGATGCAGTAGTTATCCATATGGGCATATAGAACTTCCAAGTCATCACATCGATAGGATTAGTGGTACCTTGCGGGATCACGCGGCTAGAAAAAGTTAATCCATCTTGATAGACTACTGATAATGATGTCCAATCAATAAAATTATCAGTGCTTTGTATCTCCAGTGAAGGATTAAACAATGTCCCTAATTGTTCTATTAATTCTAGTTTTTGATTGTAATTAGTAGTCCAAAAGTCAACTGTGATACGCAGTGTCCATGGTACAGGCATTAACCGTTCAATTGTAAATGCTTGTCCTTGAATTTGTTCATACGATTGAGTCTCTGAATTGTAAGCGCGTTGGCGTACATTTATTCTATCGACAAAAGTTGGGTCTTGTGTTCTACGTTGATCATATTCCAATCCTGTAATGTAGTATGAAATTAGAGGTGCACTAGGTAAATTACTGGCGCTATTTTTTGCGATAATAGTAGATGCTTGTCTACTACTATCACCGTACATAATAGGCACTCTAACTAAAATGTTGTTACCCGCCGGGTCCTTACCTTTAGTTACAGACCATGAACTGAAAATTTTAGCGAATTGTATCAGAAACCTACGGACCTGGCTATCATAGAAGAATTGTGCCAATTTAGTTACCTTTAATGTTATATGTATTTATGATATCAGGGTATTGGTGGCAAATTGTCCGGAGCTAACTTTAGAATAGCTGATAGAGGCTGACTTTGTGGTACTGTTGTGCCATTTGTCATAACAGTAACGTTGCTATTATTAATAAATCCAGATAGTTGCGAGGTGTTACTAGCAGTGAATCCTGTCTCAGTACGAACATTACTAGAAATTCTAACCCATACATTACCGTCCCAACGATATAACAGTTGAGGGAAATAATCAATGCGTAAAAAATAATCCCCTACTACTGGATTTGCAGGGAATGCAATACCAGCTCCTGTTGGGAATCCGTTTGGTGCTTGATCGGTGCCATCTAGATAACCAGTAGTATATCCAAATGATCTTGGGCTTGATCTAGCAATATATTGAAATCTTGGATCGCAATCAGCCCGATAGTCCATGACCGAAGTAATAGTTCCCGTAAATCCGGGTAGTTCGGGGTTTTGATCAGCAGTTGCATAGGTGTTGTCAGCCGTACCGTAAGGTCCTGTAATGGTTCCGAGAGAAGTTAAAGCTATGACAGTCTCACCAGTAACTGGCCCGGAACCTGAGCCCATTCGTTCAGGAGCTAACTTTACTAATTGCAAGCTGGTTGTTATAAACTTGCGTAATACGTCAGCCGGCGCAATTGTATTATCCTTGATACTAGTCAACGCTTCTTGCTTGATTTGAATAACGGGACTAGGATTCTTAAAGTTTGGATTATTCACTATCACAACACTGCCTACGACAGAACCACTAGCGGTTGAATAACTAGTAATGACATCGATAGGTGGCGCTGGCTGATCTAGTTTTCCTGAATCCTCGCCGTAAGTTGGTACGATATAAAGCTTGCTGCGGTCATAGCCTGCTTTAGGTACAATGCGTTGAGCTTCTAATAACGCAGCATCATTAATACTAATGTTTTGATTGTAGGTGGCGAGAATATCTTTCAAATTATCAGCCGTATCTAGTTGCCAATAATCGGGATCCGGAGGATCAGCTCCAATTGGTACATCTTGTAATGCAAGATAATTCTTATCACCATATGTAATTACATACCCTGCAGGGTATGTTTTACCAGCTTCCCATAATCCAAGATAGTTATCTAGATTAATAGGGGCTTCCAATATTTGTGAGAACTCTTGGCTATCGACTAATGGTTCACATTTAATTCGCCATATATGTGGATACCA